ACCCTGCAATCTTGTCAGTTGTTCTTGACGACATGGGCCGTATCTACGCCAATGCCACAGACAACTACGCAGCAGACCAATTGGCTTCTGGTGCATCAGTAACACGCAACTTCACCGCTGCAGACTTGGATGACCCAAGTGTTTGGTCAGCATGGGTAGCAGGTGCAGCAACAACCATCTTGTCATCGTCTAACGGAAACTTGCCAACACACTTGTTCCTTGCAGCCGACATTTGGGGCGACTTGCTCGCACTGAGCGATTCCTCAAAGCGTCCGTTGTTCCCACAGGTTGGGCCAATGAACGCATACGGAAACCTTGCACCGGGACAATACAACGGCAACGCTTTCGGGTTGCAAGTTGTGGTTGACCGCAACTTTGCCAATGGCACACTCATTCTGGGTGACGCATCTGGATACGAACTGTTTGAACAGCAGAAGGGCGCAATCAGCATTGACTCGCCTTCAACGCTTTCACGCACAATCGCATTCCGTGGCTACTTTGCAGCGTTGATGATTGACTCAACCAAGTTCGTCAAGGCTGCTTTCGTCTGATAAAGACGAACTAGAAAGACTGCAAGACCATGGCCACCTTTAACCTCGCATTTCATACGCGGCTAGAGGACTATGCCATCTTGCAGACTTTTGTAGACACAGACATTCAACCGCAAGATTCGGTAGTGGTAGCAGGCGCGGGCCATAACTTCAATGGCACTCACACTGTTATTTCTACCGAACCTTACGAATTTATTGGCGTTTCAGATGAAGGCGACTTGCTTTTTGACTATGACGTCATCATGGAAAACCAGTTCATATTCGTCAGTGCAGGCGACGACCTTGCTCGAAGCATTGCCACTGGCACTGTCACCTTCACCCCGTCTTGCTCATGGATTACCTCAGCCGATGTCACCAGTTGGTTAGGCATCGAGGTTGCCACCGCTAATGACACCGCATTCATCGCTGTATGCGTCTCAGCGGCTAACAGTTGGGCATTCCGCAAGCGTAGAGAGGCTGGCTACACAGACAGCCTTACAACGGCTCCAGACGGCGCAGCCAAACTAGGCACAATCATGTATGCAGCCACCCAATATCGCTCCCGTGGCGCTGTTGACGGCTATGCATCTTTTGACTCAATGGGCATGGGCACACCAACCATGTCACTAGGTCAGATAATGCAGCTGCTTGGCTGCGGAAGGCCACAGGTCGCCTAATGGCTGCGACGGGCATTCTCTACGAAGCAGTCAACGCCACCAAGACCGCACTCACGGCTTTGGGCTTGAAACCAGTCACAGACCCACGCAACGCCCGACCCTTGTCAGTCATGATTGAACTACCAACGCTCGATGCCTTCACATACAACGTGGGCGACATTCGGCTAGTCATTCGTGTTCTTGCTGGGCCTCCGGGCAACCAAGATTCGGGCGATTACCTCATGACCACTGTTGACACAATTATGAACTCACCAATAGCCATAGTCGATGGAAGGCCATCTCTCGCTTCATACGGCGAACAGATGCTTCCCTGCTATGACATGACCGTTGCCGTAGCAGTACGGCGCAACTAACAAAAAGGAGCCACCAATGGCAACAACAACATTCCTATCCAACGCAACTATCGGAATCACCCAAGGTGCTACCACCACAGATATGTCTGATCAGGCAAATGCTTGTGCAATCACAATCGGTCAAGACTCACTTGAGTCAACAGCCTTTGGTGACACTGGGCATCGCTTTACGGGTGGCCTTCAAACAGTAGATGTGTCAATCACTTTCTTCTTGTCATACGGCGCAACCGAAGTTGAAGCCATCCTTGCATCATGCGTAGGCACAGGCACCACAACCTTGACCATCTCGCCATCAGGCGCAACAGAGTCAGCAACAAACCCTGAATACGTTCTCACCAACTGCATGCTTGCCAACTTCACGCCAATCAACTCAACAGTTGGCGAACTCGCAACCGTAGAGGCTTCCTTCACAGGCGGCACTTGGGTACGCGACATCACAACCCCATAAACAAGAAACAACACAATGCAACTCACGCTCAAAGTCACAACCGACCAAACAACCTATGAGGTCACAACAAACCTCTACGTCATCATTGCTTGGGAACGAAAGTTCAAACAAAAAGCCTCCAACCTTGCCACTGGCGTAGGACTTGAAGACTTGGCGTTCATGGCTTTTGAATCCTGCAAAGTAAACGGCATTGCAGTGCCAGCAATCTTTGATGATTATGTCAAGCGTTTGGTTGCCATTGAAGTTGTAACGGATGAACCTACAAACCCCACCAACGAGGCACCTACTCACGATCTCTAGCAGAACTGCTAGTTGAGACTGGGTGGTGGCCTCCACAAATACCTTTCGAAATGCAAGACATGAACACTGTGATTGACGTCCTAAACAAAGCAAGACGCAAATGACAGCCACGGCATCTATTGAAATTGTCGGCGCTAAAGAAGCCATCAAGGCTCTAGGCAAAATTGACAAAGACTTACGCAAGCAGTTCAATGCTGATGCAAAGCAAATTGCTCAACCATTGGTTTCTCTAGCTGCTTCTCGATATCCCGATACGCCATTGTCCGGTATGAATCGCAAATGGGTACAGGGCAACAAAACATTGTTCCCATATACCAAAGCAAAAGCAGTCAAAGGACTAAAGGTTAAGTTCTCAACTAGGCGCAATGATGCCAATGTCATCTATGTCACCCAGTCTGATGCTGGTGCTGTGGTGCTTGAAACTGCTGGTCGTGGCAAGACAACTTTGCTCTCTGAAAACCTTGCGGCTCGTACCAGTCGTATTTTGTGGCCTGCAGCCGATCAGTCATTGCCAGCCATACAGGCGGAACTTCGAGCGTTAGTATTGCGCGTAATCTCAACCGTAAATAAGGGCATCAAGTAATGGCTGTAAACATTCCCATCATCAGTGAGTTCGATGGCACAGGCATTAAGAAGGCCATTGCACAATTCAAAGACTTAGAAACAAACGGCGAGAAAGCCCAATTTGCAATTAAGAAAGCAGCCGTCCCTGCTGGGCTTGCATTAGCAGGTTTGGCTGTCGCTTTGGGGGATGCCGCGAAGGGCGCTGCCGAAGATGCAGCTGCACAAGTTGTTCTTGCTGGCAACCTCCGCAACTCAGCCCACGCCACGGATGCGCAAATCAAAGCCACTGAGGACATGATTACCAAAATGTCTATGGCTACTGGTGTCGCTGATGACGAACTACGCCCAGCATTTAGCAAATTGGTTTTGGCTACTAATGACGTTGAGCGTTCAAACAAGTTGTTGGCTATTGCTCAGGATGTGGCAGCCGCTACTGGCAAACCACTTGAAGCCGTGACCCAAGCTTTGGCTAAGGCCGAGATGGGACAATATGCAGCGTTGAAGAAATTGGGCATTCCAATGTCCGAGGGCATTCAGGCTTCCATTGACCTGCAAAAAGAACAAAAAAAACTTGCCAAAGATGAGGCTGCCCTTGCTTTGGTCAAGTACCAAATTGCTGAGGGGATGCTGTCTGGTGAAGAAGCCACCAAGAAACTGACAGCAGCCAACGAAAAGTTTGCCAGCCAGTCGGCAATCGTTAATGACCTTATGGCAACTACTGGAGACTATTCAGATGACGTGGCAAAGAAGTTTGGTGGCGCAGCTGCAGATGCAGCAGGAACAGCCGAAGGACAATTCAAGCGTCTTGGTGTTGCTCTTGCCGAAACCAAAGAATCAATCGGCGCTGCACTTTTGCCAGCCATCGAAGCCGTGTTGCCATTCCTTCAAGCCATGGGACAATGGGCATCTGAAAACTCCACAGTCTTTGTAATCATTGCTGGCGTCATTGGTGGCATTGCAGCCGCCATTGTGATCACTAACGCTGCCATGACTGCATGGACTGCAGCCACAACCGCTTTCACAGCCGTACAAACCGCGTTTAACGCAGTGATGGCGCTTAACCCAGTAGTGCTTTTTGCTGTGGCTATTGCTGCTTTGGTTGTTGGTTTGGTTATTGCTTACAAGAAGTTTGATGCGTTTCGTGACATTGTTGACGACGTATTCGGCGTAATCAAAAAAGGAATTAAGGGTGGCATGGATGCCATCACCAGTTACCTCACTTTTGTCATGGGCGTCTATAAAGCAATCTTCAACGGCATTGCTACTTTGTGGAATAACACAATTGGCAAACTTGCGTTTAAAGTTCCTGATTGGGTTCCGGGTATCGGTGGCAAAGGCTTTGACGTGCCAAACATTCCAATGCTTGCCAATGGTGGAATTGTCACTAGCCCAACTCTTGCCCTTATCGGTGAGCGCGGCCCTGAGGCTGTAATTCCTTTGACTGGGCCAAACGCTGGCATGGGTGGTGGCATGAACATCACAGTTCAAGCAGGTCTTATTTCAACGCCCGACCAAATAGGTCAGCAAATCATTGAAGCAATCCAACGCGCACAGCGCCGTAGTGGTCAGGTGTTTGCAGCTGCATGAGTACACCAACTATGCAGGTCATGGTGGGCTTTCAAAGCACCACAGGCTTTGGTACCCCATTCCTTCTCAATGATGCCTTCTACGGCGTTCTGGACACGGCTGGCAGGGGAACCCTTGGTGGTGTCACCATGGTTGACCTGACCTATTTGGTTGAGTCCGTCAATATCACCCGTGGACGCTCTCGCCAGTTAGACCAGTTCAACGCGGGCACAGCAACTATTGCTTTTGACAATGCCAGCCAAATCTTGAACCCAAGCAACACGTCAAGTCCTTACTACCCGTTTGTGTTGCCTCGATGCCCAGTGCAAATCTTGGCTAACGGCGTACCCATCTACACAGGTTTAGTGACGGACTGGAACCTCGATTACGACATCAGCAATGAGGACATCATGTATGCCTCATGTTCTGACCAGTTCACCGTTCTTGCCAACCAAGCCCTTAACGCT